TGACCCGGGTGTGCAGCGTAAAGCACCAAGAGCAGTTATCCGGCGGGCAGGGACCGCGGTCGGAAAAACAATTTGAATGGACTCGTACCGCGCCAGTAGCGCCGAAAAGTCAGCTTCCTTCTCAAATACAGGATTTGAAGGAAGGCGAAGGAGCGCATTACTGAAAAGCCCGGCGTAATGCCGGGCTTTTTGGAATGCCTACCCGGGCAGGAACTGAAAAGCCGGGATGCCGGCAATCAATCAGGACGATGAGCATGAAGAAGTACGCACGTGTCGTCGAAGGCAAAGTCGACAACATTTTTGAAACCGCTAACCCGATCACCGAAGAGTTTCCGGCGAACCAAGTCTGTTTGGACTGACTTTTACCTGGCCTCAAGTTCCATAAACAGTGCTTGGCGCGCCCACAGCGTTCAGGCGCGGTGGATGCGAGATCGAAACACCGAGCAGTGAGTGTTGAAAAACTTAAACCAAGGAGAAACACATGAATCGATATGTCTTTATTTCATTGAGCACTTTCAAAGTTTATCGGGTACTCGATACTGATGAGGGGATGCCGACCAGTCCTCCCGATGGCGTGTGGGGGCAATGGGTGGATGCCACTGGAAATACCGAAGTTGTGGTCGGATGGAACGCTAGAATTGTCAACAATCAATGGGAGTTGCATGCACCCACCTATGAGGAGGTGGCCGCTGAAGTCAAAGTTCTTGCGATTGAAAGGTTGTCGGATGCCAGAGGCTGGCTGAGCATCAACCCGTTGGATTACAAGAAGGATTTGGGCATTGCAACGCCGGAGGAGGAAGCGGCGCTATTGGCTTATAAGCAATACGTCGTCGCGTTATGCGATTTCAAGAATCAACCAGGTTACCCGTACACCATCATTTGGCCGACAGTGCCTTTTCCGCTGGTTTGAGTCGGCTGTGTGATTTTATTGGTCTGTATTACTCAAAAGCCCGGCCCCGCGCCGGGCTTTTTGGAATGCCTACCTGAAGAGACATCGCTTGAACCCGACACACAACACTTATCAACTAAAAACAGGAGGCGTGACATGACAAACGAGCAACAAGCGTTGGCGGACATGCCGATCTGGCTGGTCATCCTCCTCGCTGTAGTGGGAGGGGTGTCCGGCGAAATGTGGCGCGCCGACAAGGAGGGCGCCCGCGGCTGGTCATTGCTGCGGCGTCTGGCCCTGCGCTCCGGCGCCTGCATGATCTGCGGCGTCTCGGCGATCATGCTGCTGTATGCAGCCGGGCTTTCGATCTGGGCCGCCGGTGCCTTCGGTTGCCTGACCGCCATGGCCGGGGCCGACGTGGCCATCGGTCTGTACGAACGCTGGGCCGCCAAGCGCATCGGCGTCTGCGAAGTTCCCCCGCCGCGCGATCCCCAGTAACTCAAAACTTTCCTGCCTCGCTGCAACTGATGCGGCGGGGCTGCGCGTGGACAATTGAAAAGGAGGTCATGCATGCCCGCACCGATCCAGCAGCCTTCGCAGCTGTTCACGGCGATGGCGACAACCTTGCGCAACAGCGCCGGCCTGAATCTGCAGGTCGGCAATCATGACGACTTCACGGCACCCGGCGCTCAGGCCTGGGCATTGATCGACTTCGACCGTAATGCACCCGGTGCACGTGCCGCTGACGGGCGAATTGCCCACGTCATGACGGTATCGCTGCAAGTCATTCCGGCACTTTCTGCGAGCGCATTTGCCGCCTGCGATCTGATCGCCGTACTGAAAAACCTGATCACCGACAACCGTTGGAGCCTGCCCGGCGCTCAATGTGATCTGCCGATGAACATTGATGGTTTGCCGTCAGTGCTCACACGCGCCGATCAGCAATACAAGGCTTGGACCCTGACTTTCACCCAGACCCTCTATCTCGGCCCGACCTTGCTCGACGACCCGCTCGGCACGCCGAAATTCGCCCGTACCTGGGAAGTCAGCGACATCGACGACCCCGACCAATACACCGCGCTGGAGGCCTGACCGATGTTCGACGCACTACTGCGCATGCAACTGGGGCCGATTATCGAGCGGCTGGCCGAGATGGAAGCGGAAATCGACGATCTGCACCGCCGCGCCGAGAGTTTCTGTCGCATCGGTGTCTGTCAGACCGTCGATGCCGCGAGCAACACCTGCCAGGTCAGCCACGGTGGACTGCTCACACCGGCGATCAAGTTTTTCAACCCGAGCGCCGGAGCGCAGAGCGAGTCACGAATTCCCAGCGTGGGCGAGCAGTGTCTGCTGCTCAACTACGGCAGCGGTGAAAGCGGCGCGCAAAGCGTGGCGTTGTTCGGCCTCAACAGTGACCGATTTCCGCCGACGGCGACGGTACCGACGCTGACGCGCCGGGTGCATGTCGACGGCACTGAAAGCGGCTACGACGACGCTACACACACCCTGCACTGGCAGAACGGCCCGGCCGCATTCAGCGGCTCTCGCGAGTCGCTTGCACTGAGCATCGGCCCGGCGCAACTGACGATGACGCCACAGCTGATCAGCCTGCAACTGGGCGGCGTCGGCCTGAGCATCGACGCCTCGGGCGTGCACTTCAGCGGCCCTTTGGTGGATCACCAGGGCCGCGTCATCAGCCCCTGAATCAAGAGCTTCCCATGATCGGAATCGATAGAGACTCCGGGGCCACGGTCGACGACTGGCTGCAGTTTGTGCAGCGCGCGACCCGCGCCCTGACCACGCCGCTGGGCACCCGGCAAAAAAGGCCCCTTTATGGCTCGCTGATCCCCACGCTGCTGGGGCAGAACCTCGGTGACGACGTTCTGCTTCTGGCCCAGAGCCACGCGGCTCAGGCGTTCTACAACGCGCAGAACGGGATCAGCGATTTTCAGCCGAGCGTGATCGTCGCCAGCCGCCAGGGCGCGGGCCTGCTGCTGCGCTTCGCCGGCACCTGGAAAAACCGTCAACAGACATTCGAGGTCGTGACATGAGCATGTTGATTCCCGGCCAGAACCAATTGGCCGAACCGGCGCTGATCACTGTCGACGCTTTCGAAGACTTGCTCGCCGAGTTCAAGACTTTCGTCGTCGAGTATGTCGGCGCCCGAGCGCCGGACAGCGCGGCGAAACTCAAGACCAGCCTGGAAAACGAGAGCGAATTGCTGACCCTGGCGCTTGAAGCTTTCTGCGTGCGCCTGCAATCCCACGAGCGCAAATACAACGCCCGCATCAAGCAAATGCTGGCGTGGTGGGCGACCGGCAGCAACCTCGACGCACGGCTGGCGGACATGGGCCTGGAGCGACAGTTGCTCGATGCGGGTGACCCGGCAGCCTTCCCGCCAATACCACCGATTTATGAAAGTGACGACGACGCCCGGCTGCGCTATTACCTGGCGCCACATGCGCCGGCTGCGGGCTCGCGGATGCAGTATCGCCGCGAGGTATTCACCCTCGGTGAACGGCCAACGGTGAAGGTCGAATCCAGCGATGACGGTGTGGTGAACGTCACCTACACCTTCAACCCGGACGGCTTGGCGGCACAGGTCAAGGACGGCAATGGTCGGCGCACGGCGCCGGGCGAGGTGCAGGTCACGGTGCTGTCGCGAGACGGCGATGGCACCCCGTCTGCAGCGCTGCTTGACGGTGTACGCCAGCACTTCGCCCGCCCTGATGTGCGACCGGAAACCGACCTGGTCACGGTCAAGGCTGCCGACATTCAACGCTACAAGATTCGTGTGGTGGCGAAGATCAATTCCGGCCCCGACTCGGGCCTGACCAAAGTCGCCGCGCAGCAACAATTGCAGGCCTACGCCGACAGTTGCCATCGCCTGGAAGGGCGGGTCGACCCGAGCTGGATCGACTACACACTGCACAGCGCTGGCGCCGTGCAACTGCAGATTCTTGAACCGCTGGAGCCGATCATCACCAGCGCCTTCGAGGCGCCGTACTGCACGGCGGTCGAGGTCGAGGTGCTGACACTATGAGTGAGCCAACGCATAGCCCGACGTTGCTGCCGGCCAACAGCTCTCCACTCGAACGTGGACTGGATCTGGGCTTCGACGCGCTGCTTGATCGCATCGCGCCGCCGTTCCCCGAGCTGATGAACCCGAGCGAAACACCGGTGGCATTCCTGCCGTATCTGGCAGCGGATCGCGGTGTCGCCGAATGGAGCACCAGCTCACCGGAAGCGGAAAAGCGCCTGACCGTCGAACTGGCCTGGCCCACCGCACGCCAGGCCGGCACTCGCAAGGCGCTGGAAAACGCGGCCAAGGGTTTGCAACTGCGCCCCGAAGTCCGCGCCTGGTACGAACAGACGCCGCCCGGCGTGCCTTACAGCTTCAGCGTGCGCGCCTTCAGCGACCAGCCTTACAGCGCAGAAATCGACGCCCGTCTCGACCGACGCCTGGCGGATGCCAAGAGCGAACGGGACATCCTTTCGGTGACGGTTGGCTTGAGCGCGTTCGGCAGTCATTGCATCGCCGCTGCGACTTTCTGCGGTGAGTTGACGACGGTTTATCCGGTGTTCATCGAGGGGCTCGAAACCTCTGGCGAGGCGTTCATTACCGCCGCGATGTACACCGTCGAAACATCCACTATTTATCCTCAGGGGGCCTGAATGGCTGACTATTACACCCTGCTCACCAACGCAGGGATTGCCTACGAAACGGCGTGCAAGGCCGCGGGCACGCCGATCAAGTTGACGCAGATTTCCGTCGGTGACGGCGGCGGCACGGTCTACAACCCGGCCGCGACCGCCACTGCGCTGAAGCGCGAAGTGTGGCGCGGGCCGCTCAATGCGCTGTTCCAGGACGAGAAGAATCCGAGCTGGCTGCTCGCCGAAGTCACGATTCCGCCGGATGTTGGCGGTTGGTATGTGCGGGAAGCGGGGCTGTGGACCGACACCGGGATTCTCTACGCCATCGTCAAATATCCGGAGTCGTTCAAGCCGGTGCTGGCGACGTCGGGCTCGGGCAAAGAGTTCTACATTCGCTCTATTTTCGAGACCAGCAATGCGTCGTTGGTGACGTTGTTGATTGATGACACGGTGGTCAAAGCCACACGTGCCTGGGTCATGAGTTATCTCGCCGAAGAACTCGGCAAACTGGATGGCAAGCAATCGGTGCGCGTCGCGGCCTCTACCAACATCGTGCTGAACGGTGCGCAACAGATCGACGGCGTGGCCGTGATTTCCGGCGACCGTGTGCTGCTGGCGAACCAGACCCTGGCCAAGGACAACGGCCTGTGGATCGTGGCTAACGGTGACTGGGTGCGGGCGACTGATGCCAATACCAGCGCCAAGGTCACGCCGGGCCTGACGGTGATGGTCGAGGAGGGCACGGCGAACGGAGATTCGCTGTGGCACCTGACCACCAACGCGCCGATCAACCTCGGCACCACGGCGCTGACGTTCAAGATGCTCGCGGGGCGTACCGGGATTGCTGCGGGTACTTACAAGAGTCTGACGGTTGATGAATATGGTCGAGCGACGGCAGGTGCGAATCCTGAAACGTTGGCCGGGTTTGGCATCAAGGATTCCTACACCAAGGCTGAAGTCGGGGCGTTGATTGCCAAGGCGTCGGCGTTGCCGGTGGGTTCGATTGTTGCCTTCCCCGTTGATACACCGCCGCCGGGTTTTCTGGAGCTGGATAACAGCGTCAAGAGCAGCGCGACCTACCCGGACTTGAGCGCCTATCTGGGTGGAAAGTTCAACAAGGGGGATGAGGGGGTTGGGAACTTCCGGTTGGCGGAAGCGCGAGGTGAGTTCCTGCGTGGTTGGGATCATGGGCGTGGGGTGGATGCCGGGCGTGGTCTCGGTAGTCTGCAGTCCATGCAGGCAGAGGGGCACTCACATGTAACGGGTGTTAATGATACGGCGGCAGTTGCGTCGATTCAGAGTGCACGTGGCATGGGCGCAGGTGCGGGAAGCTGGCCGTACGGTGCGGAAGCTATCGGTATTGCTGGAACAAACTCTGTAAGCACCAATACAACTTACTACCCTTCCGGTGAGGACAGCTGGCTGAAGACCGGTCCAGCTATTTCGCTGGGAACCGGCGAAACTCGCCCACGCAACATCGCCGTCATGTGGTGCATCAAAGCCTGGAACGCCCCGGTCAATCAGGGAACCATCGACGTAGCCGCACTGGCCAAGGAAGTCGAACGACTCAAATCCGCGGTTCCGGTGGGTGCTGTTTTGGCCTTCCCGACGGGGATCGTTGCGCCCGGTTATCTGGAGCTGGATGGCAGTGTGCAGAGCATTGCGACTTATCCGGATCTGGCGGCTTTTCTAGGCACAACCTACAACAAGGGCGATGAGGGCTCCGGCAACTTCCGCTTGCCGGAATCACGCGGTGAGTTCTTGCGTGGTTGGGATCATGGACGTGGGGTGGATGCTGGTCGACAGATTGGTACGGTTCAACTGGATGCGATGCAGCGCCTGACCGGTGCGATATCTGCAGCAGACTCCACTGGAATGGGCCAGATACTCAACGGTGTGTACGGTGGGTCGAAGTCCGGCGTGTCAAAGGGCGTAAATGCTGCTGTTGATGCTTACACCTCCATAGATTTTGACAACGCCCGACAAGCCCGGACAGCAACAGAAAATCGTCCCCGCAACATCGCCGTCATGTGGTGCATCAAGGCCTGGAACGCGCCGGTCAATCAGGGAAGTATCGACATCTCCGTGCTCTCTGAACAGCTAAAACAGCTTTCGTTGAATGGACCCCTTGCAGGGGACATTCGAAACGCTCGGGTCTCGATTCCGGTTGCTGCTCCGACTGCGACATTCACAGCTTCCGAGATCGTTCTGGGAGATGGGAATGGGAAAAGGGTGGTTATTTCCAACTTCAACCAGAGCCTCAACCTGTCGGCTTCGGTCAAGGGCCTGGGGGCAATGGATGCGGGCGCAGCGCCGGTCAATGGGTTTGTCGCGTTGTACGCGCTTTACAATCCTGCGTCCAAATCCACCGGCATTATTGCCGTCAATGCCACAGCTGTAATCGCTCCGAAACTGTTGGCGGGTGTTGCTCCTGATGGCTATACATTTTCCGCGCTTCTCAGCATTTTGCCGACGAATGCCAGCGCTCAGTTTGCTGTAGCTGAACAAGTTGATCATCAGGTGTTCTATGGCGCTCAAGTGTTGTCGACAACCGTCTCGGTTTCGACTCTCACAGGGTTGTCGATCTCTGCCGCTGTCCCATTGAATGCCAAGTCGGTTTCCGGAAACTTTCAAGGCTCGGTGTCGGCCAATGGATACAGCATGGCGCTTGCCGGGTCGACTGCCGCCATAGGTCTTCAGACCTTTATCGTTAACTTTACAGGAACCGGCGGCGGGTCATTTCTGGATGTTCCCTTGTTGTCGCCGCAAACGCTGTTTTATCGCCTGACCAGCGCTGGAACCTTTAATGCTTTTGCGATCACGACGAATAGTTACAGATTTTGAGAGTGAACCCAGTGGAAGATAAATCACGCATAAACGTCATGTTCTCGGATGAGACGCAAACGAAGATCGTTGCGGTTTTTTCCTGCCCTCAAGATGAGGGAAATTACGCCAATCTGGGGGTGGTCGAACCGCAGGATCAACGCTATCTGACTTACATGTCGGAGTCTCCGGTTGATCCGCAGCTGAGCCCTTCACAGATAATTGCGTCCGAGAGATATCGTCGGGAAGGTCTCGGTATCGTTGTGGGATCAATGGCTATCGAAACATCTCGCGACAGTCAGGCGCTGATCGCCAGCACCGGTCTGTCCGCCATTCTCGACCCCGAGTACCGCTGCAACTTCAAAACCCTCAATGGTTTTGTCGAGATCGGCGCCGAACAGATTCTCGCCATTGCCAAAGCTGTAAGGGCGCACGTCCAGGCTTGCTTCGACCGAGAGCTTGAGTTGCTCCGGGCTATTGAAGCGGGCACCTACACAGACGAAATGCTCAAGGAAAGCTGGCCGGATTCTCTACCAGCGACATCCGTCTCGGCTCCCCAGTAAACGCCCCTCACCCCGGGGCGTTTTCTTGTCCGCTTAAAACCAATCAACACCCGCCAAAGCCCCTCCCCACGAGGGGCTTTCCCGTTTATGGAGAAACGAAAAATGGCAACCCGCCAAACCTACACCGTGCTCGTCCCATTCCCCACCGGTGGTGGGCACTGGTCGAGCGTCGGTCAAGACCTTGATCTGCTCGACGTCGAGGCCAGTGCCTTGCACACCGCCGGTCGACTGGAACTGAAAACACCCTCCACCCAGGCCAAAAAGGCCGCTGCCAAGAAGGCTGACTAACCATGGCTGAGGTTTTGAACTTCGAGCACAACGGCATTACCGTC